ACAGTAGTGTTATATACCATCAATTTTCTACGAAGTTGTAGTTCAAACTTATCAACATTTCCGTTTGCATTAGTAAATGCTTCTAATGCAACCTCAATGAATTCTTCTAACATATTATTCGTCCAGTAAAAGTTGTTTACTATCTTCTTCACCAGTATCAAGTGTCATAGCGTCTGGATTATACTCACTACGATACTTCATAATGAGGGTATCGCAAATCTTACTATAGATTTCTTCCTTACGTGTGATGTTCGAGTCTAAGAACTTCGGGAAGTCCTTTGATTGGAACTTAACTTCTTCACCAGTAGTTTCATCAATCATAGTATACCATGCACCAGATTGCTTGACCAAGTTGTTTTCCTTCAAGACATCCAACCAACTACCATAATCATCAATACCACGGTCAAAGTAGATGTCGAATTCTGCCACACGATGTGGAGGACCAAGACGATTCTTAACCACAACCGCCTTGACATTCACACCAACAACATTCTTGTTTCCGTCTTGGATTTTACCAATTAAGGACAAACGAATACGAGTTGATGCGTGGAATGCGATAGCCTTACCACCGGAGGTAGTCCACGGGTCAGAGAACGCAGGAGCGTTCATCTTCTGACGGAGTTGGTTGGTGAATACTAATGCGATACGTTCACGACCGAGGAGGCCGGTAATCTTTCGCATTGCCTTACTGATAATGATTGCCTTGTCAGTAGCGTATCCGTCCTTACCGAAGTCGGCTTCCATTTCCTTCTTAGTAGAAGCTGCGGCAACGGAGTCAACGATAATCGTGACCAACTTATCTTTGTCCTTGCCAGCTCTGACCTTTTCAATGATATTGGTGATTGCATCGAAGATATCTTCAACCGTAGAAAGATGAACATATACTAACTTGTTCATATCAATACCTACAGCCTTAAAGAACTCTGGATTAACTGCGGTTTCAGTATCAATCAATACTGCCACACCACCACGTTTCTGTGTATTAGCGATAAGTTGTGCACCGACCAACGATTTACCAGAACCTTCCAATCCAGTAAGTTCAGTGATACGGCCCACAGCGATACCACCGTGGGGACGATTACTGATTGCGATATCCAACATTGTTGCACCAGTCGAAATAAAATCGGTGAAATCCGTTGGAGTATCTTCCTTACCATCAAGGAAATATGCAATCTGGTCAGAGTCTTTGTTTAATTTGTTAAGTGAGTCTGCGATGACTTGTGCCAACTCGTCACGGTCTGCCGCAGGAATTGGTTTCTTAGTTTTCTTTTCGGTAGCCATAGTTGATTACCGATTAATTGTCGAATAGCTTATCGAACTCATCAAGAGCGTTCTTGACTTGTGCCGACTCAGAAATCTCCGTCTTAACGTCAAGGACTTCGGCGGTCACACTCTTGACCTCAGAATTACCCTTTGCAGGAGCGGGGGTGGGAGTCGAACCATCTGGGTCAAGATACTTCTGGAGAACAACCATCAACTCTTCATAGGAAGGTTCCTTGTAGAGTGCAAAGATATCGGGCTGTTCCGAGAGAAGCTTCTTAGCAACATCAACATCACCGACCACAGGGGTCTGATTCGGCTTAACCTTTACTGAGGTCTTGGCAAAGTTCGTGTCGGACTTCTCTTGTGGGATATATTCGACCACAACATCACGACCAACCTTCGGATCAGTAATATCACCGTAGTCAGGATCAGCGATGTAGGAAAGGAGGTCCTGATAGACCGTCTTACCGAATGAGAAGAAACGAACACCCTTGTCCTCTTCACCACGAACGATGATAGGAACATAGGTACGAAGCTTCGGACGGAAAGCGTTAGCCTGCTTCCAGGCAGCCTTCTCCGCTTCACGACCTTCACGGCGTGCATCTTCAACTAACTTGTCTGCGAATTCCGCGATAGGGTCGCGGCGACCAAATGAAAGAGGCGAGATGTAAGTCTTATTTCCGATATAGTGGAAATAGAGTTCAATGAAAGGGTTCTCGCGGTTCTTTGCCCACGGGACAATACGGATGGTTGTCTTACCTTCGGTGGGCTTCCAAAGCGACTCACTTCGGTCACTTTGCTTTGTGAATGTGTTGAGCTTTGCCTTTAGGGCATTAAAATCTAGTGCCATACAATTTTCTCCTTAGTGTTTAGAGTTGAGTGTTTAATACACCTCACCACGTATGATAATGAGGTCAGTTGTGTTTGTCAAGCCTTAGTTTTGAATATTAATAATATTTGATATTTTAGTATTTACTTTTTTAAGGCGACCGTATGCGGTGACTAAAACAGTATTTTGTAATTCAGTCCAATCAATCTTATAGGTCTTATCTAATACACCACCATTCTTTTCTTCAATCAACTTATTAATAGCATTGATTGTGTAGATAGTGTTTGTTTGCTTCTTTCTATGTACTGAAATTGTAGATTCTGGTGCTTCACCAAGAACTGGTTTCGATAAATCGATATTATACGTCAAGATTGCTTGATTCTCATCATTCACATTATCCAACACATAAACCGAATTAAATGCGAGTGTGTAGATTTTCTTGATTTGTTCTATGGTGGATTCAATATCCTTTTTTGCACAGAAAGTACAAAGTAACTGTGTTTCTGGTTTCATAATAATAAACTCATTAGGGTAAAACTTCCTGCTTTTTTACTCCTAATAAATATTATTATGTAAGGTCAAACCTTATATTTCTACCTTCAAAAGTTCATTGTAATTTTTACCCTTATACATTCTAGTTGGATACATTTCTCCCTCTAACAAACTCTTGATTGCTGGGAGCATTGCTGCTTCCGACCTGTGTAAATCTAAGAGTAATGCGTCATAAGTGTAGAGAATAGGTTTCGTCAATCGTCCCTTTAATAACTCACACACCTTTGCGACATTAGTGAGTGCTGATTCTGTTTCCAACCATTGTACAGAATAGTTAAACACTTTATTCTGCGATGGTTCTTCGACCACCAGTTTCTTACCCGTTTTGGTCTTTACATATCCAGAGCTTCTATAGATTTCCCATATCAGTTCACTATACTTTCTAACCTTATGGAAGAAATCAACATTACCGAACTCTTCGGTCATTCCATACATCAATGCAAATGTTCTTGCTTTTGACGCCTCATATTCCTCAGGATTGACCTCCTCTTTACCATAATACTGCTGAGCGAGAAAGGTATGGACAGAACTATTTGGAAGGTCATATCCCATTTGTGCCCCAACCAGACGTAAGTGGAACGCTTCGTAGTCAAACTGGATGAGAAGTCCATCGTCCCCATATCTACTGGTAAATGCTCCACGAGTTCCATCCGATTTATTTAGTGCAGCAAAATTGATACCACCATACTTGTTGCTTGGACGACCTGTAGCAGTATATGGATTATATTCTGAATATATTGTATTATTAGTTATATATTTTTTTATGTCTGACCCAAAGTGTTCTGTCAAGATATTCTGGTCAATACATAGCCCCGACTTCTCAATCGTGGTCAACGTTGGAATGATTGTATTATTGACAAACTCATACCCATCTGGTGTTGTATGCTTCTTGTATGATTCGTGGATGAAACGAAGTAGGTTGTGTCCATATTCCATCCACATCGTCAACGGGATACTGAGATGCAGGTTCTTAAACTGAAACTGCTGTAATGTTCGTTGGATATTCGGAGTATAGTATTCACGAATTTCTGGAATACTATTACTGGATAAGTGGAGAATAGTCGCAACATCATGCACCCGTTCGTGTGGAACACTTGGGAACGCATGAAGGATTTCTCGTTTGTATAGGGTAACAATCTTAAATGCGTCTTTAAGTTCGACCGATAGAGGGATACCATCGGGATGATTAAAGGGAACGCAGAAGTATTCCCCGTCGTTAAACGCAATATGTAAAGAGGACACTTGATTGACCGCAGGATGCGAGTGCTGGTCAACGAGGATAGGTGCCATATACGACACCTCGGTATCTATTCGCTTCTGTAGTTTTTGTAAGTCCAGAACCGATTGTACAACCATTATTCCCCCGAATAGAATTCCATATAGTTTCGTAAATGATTAGTAATACCTGGAAGTTCTTCTTCTGCTAGTCCAAGTAGTGCCTTGTTTTGGCTAATCACTCCCTTGATTAATATATTATCACCACTTGGTAATGTCAAGATGGTATCTTCAAGTTTACCGCATATTATCCAATCTATTTTAGTTTTTCTAAATAATGGGTTATTAAGTATATTGGAATACATACCACCAGTTATTTCAAACACGGTACCATATCTTTGAGATGTATATTTCGCAAAATAACGAGACTTCACTTTTCTTCGTATATCTTCATCAGTAATACTTGGTGAGACATTTGTAATTGTCAAAGACAATTTATTTTTGGTATTTGTATCTCCCAAAATCTCA